GGCGCTGACGGTGCATCAGGCGCCACATAGGGCTGGCCGTAGGGTGGCGCGCTGAAGTCGCTGTGCATCTGGTGCATGCCATGCACGGCGTTGACCTGGCGCTCCTTGGCCAGCGCCATGTCCGCTGCGGCCTTCGCCTGCTTGGATTGGATGTCGGCCTGAGCGTGCGCCTGTGCGGCTGCCCCCGCCTGTTGTTGCACCTGCGCCTGCTGCTGCTGGTGCTCCTGCATGCGCTTCAGCAGCTGGTCCTTGTCTTTGAGCGAGGACGCCGCAATAAGCACGTCGCCGGGGATCAGGCCCGGCTGCATGCTCGCCAGCTGCACGAGGGTGGTGAACTCTTCTTGCTGCTGCGTCGGCGTGCTTGGCCCTTCCTCGACCGTGATGTCGACATCCAAATCCGTGATCTGATTGTCGATGCCGACCACTTGCTGCAGCCGCGGATCTCCGGGGACGATCTGCATGCGCTGCATCACCATGGCGCGCTGCTGATCCGGCATCTGGGCCAGCTGGTCCTGCACCGTGATGGGCATGTTAATGCCGACCCAGCGCGTTGCACCGAGGTCGTCCGTCACCCGCACAAACTTGGATGCCCCCCAGTATTCCCGCGCCGCCATCCATGCGACCTCGTAGACGCGCCGCGACCACATACGCAGGCTGTCGGCTAACGGTTCATTCTGGACAGCGCCGCCGGCCTGCTGCGCTAGGATCGCGCGGCCGCTGAGTTCCCGGCTATCGGTGCCGCTCATGGCCGCGTTGGGGCCACTCAATTGCATCTCATTCGTAGCGTGGGTCAATAAGTTGAACTGGCCCTGCGCCAAGTCGCCACCCGGCTCGATCTCGAAGCGCATCCCCGGCGTGACCTCGACGTATCCGTCTGGCCGGGCGACCTCGCGCCTGGCTTTATCGACGTCTTTGACCGCGCCCTGCTCGGCAATGACCTGGCGGACGCTCAGCAGATGCAGCGCCTTGCTGCGGCGTTTGTTGATTTCGTCCTGCAGCGAGATCAGCCCGCGCACCATGCCGTAACGGCGGTTCTCGCGGTCGATGTAGGCGCTTTGCAGGATCAGCCCACACGCTGACTTGCCGCGACGGTCCTTGAACGGGGACGGCTGAATATCCGTCAGCATGCCGTGTTTGCTGAACGTCGCCGTCCACCACGTTCCGCGCTCGCTCCAGTGGCACTGCGCAATGCGCACCCGCTGCCGCCGGTTGTCGGTCCACAGCACGTTATCGGGCCGGTCGTTGTAGGCCCAGTCGACGGTGCTACTGAACGTCGTCTCGATGACGTCGGTGGCGTTCGGATACAGGTCCTCGAGCTGGTCGCGATCCATCCAGATGACCAGGCCGCAGTAACGCGCATCGGCGAAGTCGTAGGCCCGCGAATGTGGGTCATACCAGATGCGATCCCACGGGACTGTGGTGAAGATGACATCGGCGCCGCCCTTGCCATCGTCCTCCAGGCCGAGTTCCACGCCGCCGGCACCCTCGACCAGAATGTGCTCGAACACCTGGGAGCGGATGACGTCGAAGTTGTTGAAGTCGGAGATGTAGCGCAGCGCCTGCGTCGCCGCATCGGCGCGCTGGTCCTCGTTCGGGGTCCTCGGAAACGCCTTGGGGTTGGTGCGCGCTTTCCGTTCCAAGCCACACAGCAGGCTGACCTTGTCGTGTATTTTGTTGATCACGATGGGCGGCTGGCCGCGCGCCTTGAGTGCGTCAAGCTCGGGCTTGGTCCATTGATTGTGGTCATAGTATTCGCGATCACGCTGGGCGAGTTCGATCTCATCCATGCGCGCCATTTCCGACTCTTCGAACCAGCGCACCATCTGCTCGTGCTGCTTGTCGACGTCGCCGGAGTAGGCATCGATGGTGACGCCGTCGGCGTGCTTGCCGTAGTCCTCGGGGTGAGGAATGCGGACGTTGGCCTTGGTGATGGAGACGGATGCGCTCATTGGCCTGACCGACGAATGAAGTCGGCGGTATCCTTCTCGAGATAGTCGTGCAGTTGCGAGTATCGCGCCTCGGCTTCGTCCTCGCTGGCGTAGGAGGGGAACTTGTCCAGGCCGACCCGGTCAGCCGCCGCGATTGCATCGTCTGGGTTGAGTTGCCTGCCACCCCAGACGGTCGGGATGTTGTAGACCTTACCGCCAGGCCCCTCGAACGACATCTGCAACAGGCTGGAGATGGCCCCGTTCGGATGCACGATCTTGCCGGTGCCGTAGAGGTTTTGCAGGTGCGTGTTGTAGAGATACTTCTCCTGCGGCGTCAGTTGCATCGCGGCATCTGCCTCGCCCATGTAGTTCGCACGCGGTCCTGGCTCGACGCGGCTGAGTGCCGGATTTAGCGAGGACAACTGCGAACCGCTGTAGCCCGGCGCGAGCGCGTTCAGCTGCTGCTGCTGGTAACTATCGAAGGTGCTGGGCGGCACCAGAAGCTGGTTCAGCGATGCGCTCATTACCACTGCCCGCTGGCGTCTTGGCCTTGGCCGCCGGAGCCGCCGCCGCTGAGGTCGCCCGCACCGCCGCCGCCACCGCCACTCGCGGGTGCCCACAGCCTCCGCAGTTCGTCGAGCGCCGCCTGGGCGTCGGGGCCGCCGGCCTGATAGGTCTGCGCGAGGCGGTCTTGGATGAGACGGGGATCGCTATACAAAGGGAAGCCCGCCGCACCCATCACACCTAGAGTTTGGGGATCTGCGGTTCCGTAAACGGATTTGTTTAACCCCATCTGCTGGTCATAGGCGGCCTGATAGGCTGGTGACACCGGATAAGGCGATGGATACGCCGGCCCAGCAGGCGCCGTCGGGACGGGTTGCGGTGCAGCAGTAGGAGCGACGGCCTGCGGCTGGGAGGTCGTAGGGTATTGGTATCCCGGTTCGCCATAAAAGCTTCCTTGTGGCGATGCCGTATTGGTATTGTAAATGCTGTTCACCGCCGAGGCGTCGTTAACCGGCGCTAGCGCGTTCTGCGGCTGCCCTTGCCAGTTGCCGAAGGGGTTGGCAGTGAAGAGTGAGTTCGTCCCGCTCATGGTTCATTCTTTGGGTGGTGTGCGTGCGGCCAGCAGCAGCGCCAGGATGGCAGCGAGCACTTCTGACCACATCTCTTTCGCCTGGGCACCGAAGCCACCGCAGTCGCCTGGCTTGGCCATGCCGACGATCAGCAGATAGAAGCAGGTCCAGCTACCGAATATGATGGCCACGACCTGCGAGGCGATGACGAACGCCAGCAGGTAAAAGCATGCCCGTAGCATGTCGAAAGGTGGGCGCATTCATGCGGTAGCGCTCTCGACGATGTGGTAACGGGAGGCGTCGTTCACCGCGCTCCCCTCGCCGTCGCGGAACCGTATCAGCCGCTCATGCACCGGTTGGCCTTGCCATTGATCCACGACGAGCAGCCCCTCGTCGGTCTCCGCCAGCAGGATCGCCACATGTGACGAGCCATCGGTTGCGTTGGCATAGCGGCCATCCTCGTCGAACGTGCCGATGACGGTGCCCGGTGCGCAGGAGGCGCCACGCACCGGGTCGCCACGTCGCAGGGTGGAGGAATGCGTAACGCCTGCGACGACCTGCACATGACGCATGCAGTGGCCGTTCGAAACCACAGTCCCTATGTGCATCTTCGGATTGTCGGCAATGAACGGCACGGTGGTTACTTCGGCTGTGCCGTTGGCGGCAGCGGCATGCCGGCGTCAAGCGAGGGGTCTACGGCCACATATCTCCATCCGAGTGACGGGCAGTAGGCCAGCATCCAGAACACCCTGGACTCTGGCGGCTTGGTCGATGCGGGCGGCGTTGCGATCGGCTGCGAAGGCTGTGGCGGCGTGCCTCCGGTCGGCGGTGGGGTTGGCACCGGCTGCCCTGACGGATGCGGTGGCGCTCCTGGGAGGCCCTGTGAAGGATGCCCTGGGGCGCCTGGTAGGCCCTGCGAGGGATGCCCAGGGCTTCCCGGCAGTCCGTGGCTCGGATGCGGCGGATTGACCGGCGGCCATATCGATCCTGGGGGAACGCTGGTGCCCGGCGGGATTGGAACGATAGGGTTGGCGGCCGTTGGGGGAGGAAACACGCCCGGCGGCAGTGCTGGCAAGCTGTTGTCGATACCGGGTTGGCTTCCCGGCAACCCCTGGTCCGGCACTCCTGGAGAGCCACCTGGCAGGCTGTTGTCAGGGTGACCACCACTGACGAAGTTGATGTATGCGAGGGGCATTGATTACTCCTGTAAATTAACCGGCTTGATCGGCAGCGATGCCACCAGTTCGTCGATCGTGTGCTGCGGCAGCGGGTGCGCCAGATCCCCAGGCCCTGGGGTGTAGCTCGACAGCGTCTGCCAGTAGCCGATCTGCGAGTGGTGGATAGTTATTCGTCGGTTACAGCTGCCGAGCGTGCAGTAGGCGCCGAGGCTGTCGGGGCGAAACGGGCAACTGCGCAGCAGGCAACGGACGCCGAACCAGTTGGCGGCGTTCAACGGCTGTGGCGCAGCGCATTGCCAGGAAACGCCACGACGCTGGGCTTGTCGCCCATGTGCTCGCGCAGTGCGGTCACCAGCGTGCGCAGTGCGACGACCTGCAGCGTCATCTCCCGCACCGCCTCGAGCAGGGCGTCAGTAGAGTCCAAGCCAGGGGTTGGCGCGGCGACGGTCTTGCCGCGTGCGCGGAGGATGTCGAGTTCGGCCTCGGTCCACTGCTGGTGCTGCTGGCGCGCGGTCATGTCGGAGACAAACGGGTTGTAGGCGTATGGCTCGTGGCCGTTGTCGCTCATGCTCGCATTCCTGGCTCGGTGTCGTCTGGATCATCGGGGCCGCCGGTCACTGCAACGCGCACCGCAGCATCCATTGCATCGCTCATCCACTGCGTCACGAACGCCAGCCTGTCGGCATCGGTGCGCACGCCCTCGGCCTGGGCGTAGGCTGCGAGGAACTGGGCCGCCCACTTCGCTGGATCAGCGCCGACCTCGCGGCGGAACTGCGCACCGCTCATTGATTCAGATGGGTCCATGCTGCTTCCCGTGCCTTCAAGAAGTTGGCCAGCGCCTCCTTAGCGAGCGCCTTACGTGTCTCCTCGTCCTGCACCATGATTTCCCGATCCACTCGCTTTCCGCCGACATAATACCAGGACGGTCGGGTCGGATAGTCTGGCTTGTAGCGCTCTATAAACGCGCGAATGGCAACGCTAATTGCAGCTGAATTGTTGTAGCCGAAATGCCCGGCGATCTCCCGCTGTAGAATACCGCTGCACCACTGCGCTGCCGCAAACGCTGCATCCTGGTCGGTCAGCTTAGCCGCTCGCCTCCTCATGCGATGCGCGCCGGACATGGGTTGTGGCTCGTCGGTCAGGCTGTCCTCCAATCGTAAACGTCGGCCTTGGCAGCGCGCTCCCAGGCGTAGGACCAGCTGTCCTTCGGCGGTGGCGGCGGCTTCTCTGGTGCCATCTCACGCCACGCCATGGCGAGGTAGCGGAACGCATCGGCGCTGTGGCTCGACCAGTCGTGCCGCGGCTTGTCCTGGAACGCCTTGCGCCGGTCATCGTAGTCGGCACGGTAGGCACGCAACGCCTCGAGCCCATCGTGGCAGCGCTCTGCATCGAACCAGGCCGAGCCGATGGTAACGCGCGCTGCGTTGATGCCGTCCATGACGTTCTGCTGCGGCAGGATGCGGGGCAATCTGTTGGTCAACGAGCCTAACGTCTCCCATAACGAACGGCCGGTGCCGAGTTGGCGCGCCTGTGCGTCGTGCGGCAGATACTCAGTGCCGTAGTCGTAGGGTTTGGACGCCAGCACTGCAGCGTAGTGCGGCAGGCCGTAGCCGGACGCCTCGTAGTGGTCGATGACGCGCACGCCGTCACGCGAGATCTGGAAGAACCAGACGGCGGTCGAGTCCCCGATGCCTAGGTCCCAGGCTGTGTGAACTGGCAACACGGTATCATATGCAACTTTGGTGATGCGGCCGGCGGTCTCTGCCTCGGCGAGTTCCTTGCCGAAGTAAGCACCGAGCACGGCAGCATCGAAGCTGCATTCCATCTCCTGCTGATACTGCTCTGGCGTGAGCATGGCGCGCATGTCGTCGAGTTCGTGCTGCGGCACGATGCCGGTCTGCGATGCGCGCAGCACCAGAGAGAACCATTCCGGCGTGACCTCGGCGTGCTGGTGAACGCGCCAGAAGTCGTTGCGGCCTTTGGGTGTGCCGATGAACACCGCCCAGCCATTGCGATCGGCCAGCGACGGACGCAGCACCTCAGGCCATGCACGCGGATCGATGTCGGCATATTCATCGACAACCAGCGCGTCGGCATAGGAACCGCGCAGCCGATCGAAGTTGTCGGCGCCGTATAGACGAACGCGGCTACCGTTGGGAAACACCACCATCAGGTCACTCTCACGCTGCTCGACGCCTGGTATGTCGGCGGTGAAGCGCTTGAGATACTGCCAGCACGTATCCTTCGACTGTGTATACGTGGGCGAGATGTAGCTAAAGCGGCCCTCGGTTTTCTTGCAGCGCAGAGCAGCGTCGATGAGGTCCATGACGCATGCGACGGTCTTGCCGGCTCTGCGGTGTGCGACGATGCAGGCCCAGCGTTGTTTACGGGCATGGAACGCCGTGAACTGCTCGCGGGCTTCGTAGCCGAGGTTAACTTTCCGGGGTTTCGTTGGCACCGCGCTCGACGCCTGTGACAATGAGGACTGGGCCGCCGTCTGGGCCGGTGTGCTGGGTGACGGCGAGGTCTGGGATGGTCTTCTTTAGCAGGCCAAGGGCGGCACGGACCTGATCGGAAGTCATCCGGATGGATTCTGACTCGTCTAATGCAAACGAGTTCAGCCGGTTCACGAGCTGACTGGTTTGGATTTTGTCGCGCGTCAGCTGGTCGTGCTTTGGGCTTAGTCGGGCGGCCATTTCATTCTCGTGCCGTGAGACAGTTTACATCGACCGCCACTTCTCTCAGTTCCCCGAACATCATGACGGCGATCAGGGCGATGTTTTGGCCGACGGAGACGATGACGGCTGGGTGTCCTGCGAGGGGATGCCCTTTGCCGGGGCTACAAGCCGCCCCTGGTGCCCACAAGGCGCCTGGCGTGGGAATGGAGCGGCGAGCCTCGTTCCCCGCCTGCAGCGCTTCCACAGCGCCCGCACGGACCGGCTCCGGAATCCCGGTGCTGGAGGAGCGGAGCAGCGAGAAGACGCCTGGGGTGTTGGTGATGGGCCGCCATGGATCGCGCAGGGCATCGAAGCGGACGAACGCATAGCCGGCGAAGAGCGGGACTTCGACGCGGTGCATGAGCGAGCGGATGGCGTTGTCGCGGCGGCGCACGGTGACGAGCGGCAGGTATGTTTCGTAGCCCTGTTGGGCGAGGTTGTAGGTGGCGCGTCGTTCGGCTTGTGAGTGGGTTGCGACGACGTGCCAGCGTGGTCCTGAGGGACGGCTACCGCTAGGCGTGGGGCGTTGGTTGCCCGCAACCTGTTGGGGTGTGTCTAACGCTGGGTTAGCGGCGGTGTCAAGCATCGGGTGGGTTGCCGGTGGGTGGCGGTGGAGTGTCCTGGCTGGCTTCTGCGCCCGCTTCTGCATCGAGGGCATGACGTGCGAGGGCGATGCGATGGCGCAGATCGCGGCCAAGGGTTGGCCACGACGGGCTTAGCAGCGCGTCGGCGATGAGGAGGAGGAGTGTTCGTTCGCTGTTGGTCATGGCCCGCGCCAGAAGCCGCCGCCGCCCAGTCCGCCGAAGATGGCGACGACGAGGAGGACGACGATGAGCAGGCCGATGAGGCCGAAGCCGCCGCCGCCGTAGTAGCCGCCGCGATAGCCGTAATACCCCCCGCCGCCGAACAGCAGCAGGACGAGCACGACGACGATGAGGAGGGTCATGGCGGTGATCCTGCGGTTTGGCTGCGACGCGGTGCCATCTCGACCACGTTGGGCGCGAAGCTGCGGCGAGGGTCCCGGATGCCGGAGCGACGCCAGACCTCGGCGAGTTGCTCGGACGTTAGCCGTGCTGGCTCACGAGGACGCAGGCGCACTAACGCGGCTTGCTTGGCCAAGGTGACGGCGTGGAGGTCAGCGATTGCGCGGCTGACGACTTCAGCGGTGCGGACGGGATCGGCGTCGGTCATGCGGCTTCTCCCCGGAGGATGGCGAGCTGCTCGGCGACGGAGCGGATCGGGTCGACCGGGCCGCGCCTAGGCCGCTCCCAGGCATCGGGCGGCGGGTCCTCGTCGTCCAGGACCGGGCCGCGGATGATCGCGATCTGCTGCTGGATGGCGGACATTTTCGGCGCCCGGCCGTTGGGTTTTTTGCCGCTGCTTTCGAGCGCCGATGCCACCCGAGCCACGACGGTTTCGACCGCCAGACGCGCCGCAGGGGGCGGTTCCGGGTCCTCGCGCGCGGAGCAGGGGTAAGAGAGAGAAGAGTTTATAAGTTCTTTCTTATCTTCTTTCTTAGCTTCTGGGTCTGAGTCTGCTTCTAGCTTCTTAGTAATAGGGGGGCTGCTAGGGGGGCTTTTAGCCTCCCCATTAGGTTTCCTTGTAGGGGGGCTATCAGGGACCCTATTAGCCCCCCTATTAGGGGGGTCGGTGTTTTTGCCGTTCCACCGCTTGGCGATGTGCTCCCGGCCCTCCTCAGATGCGGCAGCATCCTTGACCATTCGTCGGCTGTAGATCGTGCCATCGTCGGCGCGGCTGAACACGCCGGCGTCCTCAAGCTCGACGAGCAGCTTCGCGACCTCCTTGGTCGACACCCCGATGATGGACGCCAGCTGCTGGATCGTGGGCGGCTTGCCGTTGACCAGGACATGGCCGACCGGCGTGGCTTCATGTGCCAGGCACAGCAGCTCCATCCAGAGGCCTCGGGCGGCGAGCGAGCACATCCGCAACGCGGCGTCGCCCTGGTGATCGCGCCACCAGAACTTGGACCAGCGATGGCCGTTGCCGTTGCTCATGCCACGGCCCTCCACATCATGGCTCGCCGAACGTCCACGCTTTCCTCGCTATCCACCGATTCGAGCAGCGCCAGGACGTGGCGTGCGAACACGGGATCGGTTCGCATCAGCCGCTCGACCACGGCGACGGCGTGGCTGACGGTGGTGTGGTCGCGCATGCCGAACTGCCGCCCGATGGCAGCCAGTGAGTGCGTGGTGAGCCGGCTACACAGCCACATGGCTGCCTGCCTGGGCCGGTAGATGGCCTTGCTGCGGCGGTCGGAGATGAGGTCGAGGCGAGTGACGCCGAACCTCGTGGCGACCAGCGCCTGGATGTCCTGGATGGTCATGCTGCCTCTCCTACCGAAGATGCCCAGCGGGGGAGGTGATCCAGCCGGTGACAGTTGGAACAGACGGTCTCTAAATTCGGTCTGCGGTTATTGCTGTGGTCGTGGTCTCTGTGATGAACGTCCAGTTGGATGGGATGCACCGGGACAAAACCACACCGCTCGCAGCGATCTCCTTTGTATTTTTGATAGTTACTGGTGATCCAACCAATATCCCGTCCGGACTTCCTCTGTCTTGCCTTCCATGCGCCGTCATTTTTGCCTAACGAACACCTAAACTGAATCGCTTCATTTCCCGCCTTCTTCCGCGTCCTATGGATCAGGACTGTCACAGGCCCACAATTGGCGCAAACTGCGGTGCGATTGGCGGTATCGATGTCGGTAAGACGGTGAATATGAACCGGGACATACTGGCCAGACACAATTCTGGCCTTGCGAGCTTCATTGTATAGCCGATTCTTGGCGCGCTCTTCTGCGGTCGATGTAAGCGTATGTAGGGAAAGGTTAAGCCGTCTGTTATCCAGGCCATTCCCGCTAAGGTGCCTGACGCGCTGGTTTGCCTCAGCTCCCATCAGGAAGCGGTGCATGAACATAAGCTGTTTGTCGGCGCGTGAACCAATCCAACGACCAGCGTAAAAGTGGCCACCCCTTGATGGGAAACAAAGCCATTTCCACTGGTTGAGCACTTCAAGGTCCGCCGGATCAACCATGGCAGACCGCCCGCGGCTCAGCGTGATCGACGCGGAATCAGGTAGGTTACTCAAGGCACACCCCTCTTGCTTCGGCCCCAGAGCCAAGCTAGAAAAGGGGTGCAAGGTATCCCTTTCCGCTTGCCAATGGCGGCGCGACAGTTGAACGACAGACGAGCCTCGGTTCCCGCCGAGGCTCGAATCTGTTTCTACCTCGTAAATCCCCGCGCCGGAAGCCATCACTGCATGACCTCCCCCGGTATCTGCCCGGCACGGGCCGCCTTGAGCAGCCCATCCCCGATCGTCTGCGCCACCGCCACGCGGTAGTCGGCGTCCTCCTCGGCGATCAGCATCGACGCCAGCACGAAGGCCACCTCGGTGATCGCCTGCAGCCACGGGCAGTTGGCCGCCACCAGCACGGCGAGCACGTCGTCGGGGATGCTGCTGTCGCGGTCCCAGCCGTCGGGGAGGGTGACCTCGGTCGGGGTCATCAGTGCAGCGCCCGCCGATCGGCGCGCAGCAACTCGGCGGCCTTGTCCAACTCGGCCACATACGCCTCGGCATCGAGGCCCAGCAGCCAGATGCGGACTTTCATCTGCTTGTCGATATCCAGCGAACAGAACCAACGGTCGAAAATCTGCTGTCCGTTCTCCGGCTGATCGGCCTTGGCGTGGTTTTCAGCGATCTGCGCCTGCCTGTCCTTGCGCGCCTGTTGGCCCCGCGCAGCGCCGCGCAGCGAGTTGATCTGGTTCTCAACCCCCGGCA